TAGATCAACAATATTATGATCAATTTACTATTAATTCTAATTCTGTAGGACAATTAATTACATTTTCCAAAAGTAATTTTTATACTGGAACTTATAAAATTGTTTCTATTAATAATCAACAATTCCAATTTAATTCTGTTTACTATGGTGATGATACTGCAACATTAACACAAACATTAGGAGGACCATTAGATAATTTTGTCTTATTATTTGAATCTTATCCTAGACAAAAACAATTAGATGGTAATTATATAAATACTGTTTTTCCATATGGTCATCATACATGTATTCCTAATAGTCAAGGAATTTATATGTATTTATTCTCTTTAGCACCTGAAAAATATCAACCATCTGGCTCTGCAAATCATTCTGCATTAAGATATACTGCTATGACATTAACTCTTACTGATGCATTTTGGAATTATGCAAGTCAATATAACAATAATAGTATCAATAAAGCATCATGTGTAATATATGGATTAACATATAATATTTTAAGATTATCTAATGGCATGGGTGCATTATATTTTACAGCCTAAACAATTATAATTATAATATAGTTTAATAATTTCAACAAGTTCATTATTTTCTTCATTTTCAATTCTATCTATTTGTTCTTGAATTGTTTCAATTAATTTATTTAATTTATCTTCCATATCAATATTTTTTCCATCTGGATTAAATCTTATAAATATCCATTTTCCACTATGAATCATGAATAGATCATCATATCGTATCTCTTCATCTTTACTATTATAATTATTATGTGCATTTTCATCGGTTTCAATTGCAAGTATTGTATTTCCTATTAGTTTTCTATGATCAATTCGTCTACGATGTGTACAATCACAATTTCCAGTATATAATGGTTTATCATGAATAAATCCATCAAATATATTATTAATGGCATTTCTAACTCTAATCTCTTTAGTATGAGAATAAATTACTTTACTTCGTTTATCATTTGGAAATAAATATTTAAAACAAGTAGCACAATATCCATCATATTTATTAGAACTGCCTCGAGAATCAGGCCATGTTATACAATTTGGACATCGGATACCACCACCATGTGCATTACATTTATCACTTTTACCTTGGGTACTTTTTCTACAATTATGTTCATTGCATATTTTACCACCACCATGCTCAACACATTTATCATATTTATCTCGTGCACTTTTTTTACAATCAGATATAATACATCGTAGACCACCTCCATGTGTTTTGCATTTATCATATTTATCTCTTGCACTTTTTTTACAATCAGATATTATACATCGTTTACCTCCACCATGCATCTTACATTTATCTGATTTACTTCTTGCACTATTTTTACAATCAGGTTCATTACATCGGATACCACCACCATGTAATTTACATTTATCACTTTTATCTGCTGCACTTTTTTTACAATCAGATATTATACATCGTTTACCTCCACCATGTGTCTTACATTTATCATATCCACTTCTAGCACCTTTATAACAATTAAATTCATTACATATTTTTTTTAATTTTATAAATTTATTTTTATTTTGTTCATATTTAGATTCCATATTTATTAAATAATATAACTGATATGATATATATTTATTAATATTTATATTAATTATAATTATAATTTAAAAGAATTATTATTATAATAAGTAATAATATGCCAGGTGGACTTTTACAGATTGCCGCAAATAGTGCTGCAAATTATATATTTAATGATAATGATTATAGTTTATTCAAAATTGTTTATCACAAATACACACCATTTTCAATAGAAGATTATAAATTACCTTTATCCAGTTTGAGTGATTTTGGAAAAAAAATAGAAGTTATTATTCCAAAAGTTGGTGATTTACTAACAGATATGGTATTAAATGTTGAATTACCTCAACTTACTGGTAATTATACTTTTCAAAATGGTACTGAATACTTAAATTATTTGAATAGTCAGTATACATTTGTTACCATGACTGACAAACAACAATATTATGAAAATTTATACAAAGAAAGTCTTGGTAATACATTACAAACTTATTTACTTCGTGAAACTACTTTTACTGGTTATACTGGACTATCTGGTTCAACTGGTGTTACCGGTTCAACTAATTACCAATTAATGCTACCATTATTAGATACCTCAATGTTTTTAAATTCTGGTATCACACAAAAATATTCATTAGAAAATTATTTAAATAGTCAATTTATTTATTCTGGAACTGGTTATAATACTGGTTCTACTGGTCCAAATTCTCTATATTTTGATAATAAATTTAAATTACATACTATTAATTCATTACCATATTATCAAAAAGCAACAACTACGAATATTGATTATTTAAATTATGCTTTCCAAGACAAGGAATTTTACTTTTTTATTGCAAATTTATTAAATATTAAAGAAATTGATCCTAACTATGCAATTACTTATTTTGATAAATGGCAAGATGTCTATTATAATACAGTTAATAAATATATTCTCAAAACACCTGAAATTGCTGCATTTAATCAACTTATTGTAAATATGAATACTGAAATTTTAAATTCTCAACAAATTAATGATTATGTTTTTAATTATAATAATCTTTACAATATACCCCCTTTAGATTACTTGTATAATATTGTATTACCATTAAATTTTACAACAAATTATTTTTTAACTTTTATTCAATACGAAAATGTATCTAGTCCAAATAATTATTTACTAGATTACACATCTAATTTTTTATCCATTTTTAATAGAAATTATATTTTAGTAAAACGTAGTGGTGTAATAATAGGTGCTGTTGTAATAAAAACTATTACTGATACTAATCCTGTTAGCTTAACTGTTTATCCTTTTAGAAATAATTTAACTAATAAAGTAATTAATACTAATAATGACCAATTATTTATTTATTATGGATTTAACAATACTACTTCTCAATTAGAACCAATTAATTTTGCAACTATCACCAATATTAAATTAAATATTAATAATTATCAAGAATTTACATTAGACCGTTCTGCACCTATTACAGTAAACGATGTAATTATTGTTGGAATTAATTCCGGTAAAAACCCAAATAATAATTATAATAATATTTATGGGATTTTCAAAGTTCTCCAAATTAGAAGAGGATTATCAGGCACCGATGATAGCATTACCACTAGCAACTATGATACTACTATCACTGTATTACCTCTTGATCTTGACCAATTGTATTTAACTGATACATTATTATTTGATAGTAATTCTTCTGTTACTAGTAATACATTTTATACTGATTATAATACTACAAATGCAGCAACATATAATTCAAATACTCTTGCTAATATAATTAAAAATTATGTATATTCTGATGTTAATATTAAATCAATTACTCCTACACCAATTACATCTGTTTCTGAAACATTATTAAAACAAATTATAAATTCTAATCCTGATTTTGTATTAACATCTAGCGAAGTAACTACTATTCATAATAACATTGAAACATGGTTAGAAGATAGTTATGATGTATTATTTAATTATATGAATTTAGTCTATTTTAAAACAATTATTAAAAATTCGAATAATCAAGATTATTTAAACAATATTTATTTTGCTGTTAACTATGAACAATCTAATAAATTATTTATTTTAGATGGTGTTGGTAGCACTAATTTTTCAAATATGGTAAATAATGAATTAAGATATCAACAATATTTAATAAATACAATTAATAAAAATATTACAAATAATCCTAATTACAATCCAAATTTATCATACATTAACTTTTTAACCAGTTATATTATTCAACAATATCAAAATACATCTGTTACTTTTTATAATAACTGGACATCTGATTTATTAACAATTAGCCGAAATTTAAGTGACAATTTAGTAAAAATTCTTAACTATGTTCAATATGGTGGTATTAGAAAAACTGTTTTAACTTTTAGTATTGATAATATTCCATATCCAATTAATGAAATTACACAAATGAATTTATATTATAATTTACAGCAAAATGGTAATTGGTCATTACAAAATATTACAATTCCAAATTCATTACTTACTTTAGGTACTGGAACTATTTCATTTGATATGACTTCTTTAATTTTACAATTACAAATTCCATTTAATTTACAATATATTGATTTTGGTTCTTCTTCTTACCTAAGTCCTACTAGTTCTACTCGCTTACCTCCTGTTGGTAATAGCTGTTTCTATTATTCTTATAGTAATACAGGTGGTACTGGTGCAACTGGTTGTAATATTTACAGTTTAACATCCAGTGTTGATAATTATTCAACTGATATTATTCCTGTTATTAATAATAATTCATTAATTACTACTCAATTATATGGTAATAATATTTTGTTAGATTACATTAACAATGTCAGTGAAGAAATGTTTGGTAATATGGAAAATTATGAAATTTCTAGAGCATCTATTATTAGAAATGGTGGTTCATTATATTCTCAATATCAAGAAGATACTATTGACCAAGGTACACCATTATTAGAAAACAATACATATATAATTACATATGATGCAGAGTCGTATTTTCCAAGATATTTATACAGTAAAGAAGTTCAATTATATCAAAATATTTATCAAAAAGTAAATGAATTATCTGAAAATTATGCTACTCAAGCTTCTGGTACTTCATCTATTTATTTTATGAATAATATTAATTATCCTAGAAATGATGGATACAATTATACATTAAATTCTCAAGGTAGTTTACCTTATTTGGATCCAACACAAATTCCAGTTTTCTATGAACCATATGGTTATGCATACACATTATTAGATAAGATTAATAAAAATAATTTTACAATGACACCTGGTACAGGTTCTACAGGTGCTAGTTCTGGATTTACTGGATGTACTGGATCATTTTGGAATTCATACAATTTTACAACATATTTATCAGAATTACAAGAACATACTACCAGTATGCAATCAACATATTTACAAGCATATTGGAATAGTACATTTGCAACAAGTGGTAATACCACTACAAATCAAAATGCATATCTTGCTGCATTATCTGGTAAAGATGATGGATTATTAATGTATTATATTTATAAATATTTGAATGAATTATTAACTATTTACGGTGATGCATATAATTTACCTGTAAATTTAGATGAAACATATTTTAAGACTATATATCAATTATCACCTAATTTCTTAGGTACATGCTTATTTAATGCAATGTCATTTATTTTGAATACTACATCATATCATACTATATTTAATGGAACAAGTAATTATTATCAAACATATAATAATTTAATTCAAGGTGTAACTACATTGACTAATGTATATTCACAATATTTATTATTACCACAATATATCGTAAATATTCCAGAATTTAATAATAATATTGCTACTATGATTTATGAATTTTCTAATATTTTTACAATAATTAGTAATTTATGCAGTAAATACAATATCGATATAGTATTATCACCTACAGTTACATTAAGTAATTATCCAATTATATACAAAATACACGGTAGCGGAGATTTGGTTAAAGTAGTCTTAGCTACTGACCAATATACTATTACTAGTGCTACTGGTACTACTTTTACATCTTCTTATTCATTCCCTACTGGATATAGTATTGATACTTATTACAAACAATTTAATTTATCTATTCATTATGATTATTTGAAATATTTATTCTTTGCTGGATATGGTGGTTTATTAAATGACCCATTATATACTGGTCCAACATTAGCCAATTTTTATGCAAAGATTAACAGTTGGTTACCCAGTATTACCAGTAATGATACTCCTGTATTTTATGCATATCAAATTGGTGCTTATTTACCAAATATGGAAGGTCATTTAATCCAAAGTTATCAAGCATGGATTCAAAGACAAGCACAACCATATTTCTATTATTTTAATACATTAGCTATTTATTATGACATGATGTACAGTTATTCTGGAAAATCATTCATTTCTGAATATTATTTGGGAGTGACAGGACCCAGTGGTGCTACTGGAATGTCATATAATAATCGTCCTGATATTTTCCAAGGTGAAACTGTTTATGCAACCAGAATGGCATATGGTACTCGTGATTATACTAATAGAATTTTAGGAAATAGTCCAAGATTTAATTTCTTAGACCAAAGATTATATGGTATTTTAAATAATTTTAAGCATTCGAATGCATCATCATTAACTGCATTAGATCCAATATCAGAAATTGTTATTTTGAATAATTTGAATATTAGATTTACTGATTATCAAGAATTCTTAGTTTTACTTAAATATTCAATGGATGTTACTGGTCCATATCCTAATAATGACTTATATTTACAAATTATTACACAGTTTAAGGTTAATAGTGTACCAATGACTGATATACAAATTTATAATAGTTGGGATACATATTTATTAAATTTTACATATGATTTTAGTTCTTTATTAAATGGATTAACAAATACAATTACACAATATAATCAATTATCATCTAATACATTGGACATGTCATCTCTTGGTTATGAATTATTTAATTTTATAAATACATTTTTTAATAGTAATGAAAGAAATTTTGCAGATATTAATGCATTACAATATTTGAGTAATACTAATTATCATCATATTATTAATGAATATAATACAATTTTTAGTGGATTAACTAGCTTTCCACAAAAACAAACATTAATTAATGATTTTGCATATAGAGATAATAATTATGAATTAATTACATTAAGTTTTATACCAATATCATTACAACAAATTTCTAATTTATATCAATCTGATATATCTATGTTTAAACAATTATTTACAACTATATTGAATTACAGACAAAAGAATATTTTAACACAAAGTTTAACACAAGAACAAATTATATTATACAATGACTATTATTCTGTAAATGATGTTACTTCACTAACATTTTATGATAAGTTCTTTAATTTTTCTAGCAATGTTGATTATAATTTAATTCCATTGGTATACAATGATTTATATAATATTCAAAATGCATCTCATACTGTTGTATTTCATTTGAATTTATTATATTCATATTTAAGTAATAATTCAGCCAAACCAAATATTGCTGCATATGATAATCCAAATTTACCAATTAGTTATTATTTCTTAAAATACTTATCAACTGGTAATCAATATTTCTTTAGTAATTTCCATCAATTGAAATTAGATAATACTGATTTTTTCCCTTATAAATCTGTTCCTGCACAAGTTAATACTTATTATGGTCCTACTGGTCCAACTGGTCCAGTTGGTTATAATGGTTATCCTACTCCTACTGGTGATACTGGTTATAGACCACATTCATTTATGTATATTTTTGCATTATACCAAATACAATTTAGAAATTATAATTATGGATTTGTTGGTGATGCATTTACATATAATGATCCAGCTAGTAAAAATATTAGACATATTACTGGATTAAATACATTTAGTGGTTATACTGGAATTCAACAAGAAGTATCTACATTTGATAATATAATAATCAGTGCTGCTGCTAAAGGTAATATTGATTTTTTACAAGATGTTCCTCATCCATTCTTTATTAACAAACATATGGATAATTTATTATTTATTTATGATTTATTAAATGATTTAAATAGTGTTCCTGATGATGCACCTTTATCCTATATATTACCTAATAATGCAAATTATGAACAATTTTTAAATGAAAAACCTATTGTAACAAATTCTTTTAATCAAAATGGATTAATTAACGGTGGATATCCATATACAATTGGTATCTTATCACCATATAATTATATGGGAACTTTAACATTAGAAGATTCTACTGGTGCAATAGTAAATTGTTATATTGAAGGTAATGTAGTATTACCATCTGTAATTGCACAAATCTATTATTTCTTAATATCTGAATGTTTTATTTTAAATCAAACTGAATTAATTGCCTCTTCATATCAAAATACACCAATGTCATTAGGTAATATTTTAAGTAATGTAACTGCGGTACAATGGAAAAGTGGTTTGATTAATGTAATATGTGAATATTTATATTTAATATTAAAATCTAAAAAGATTATTTATCAAAATTCATTGTATGAAATATCATATGATGATTTATATGTAAGAATTAAAACATTTACATCAATAGATAGATTAAAAGATATTGTAGATATGTTTATAAATTCATTGGTTAATATTACAATAAATAATAATACATCACCACCTTCCTATACAGCTGTATATGAACAATTTAAACTTCCTTATGCATTTTCTTTAGATAATATTAAAACTAATATTAATTATGCAAATTATTATCGTTTAATATTTGCAATACGTCAAAGTTTAATTGGTAAATACAATAATTTTAATGAAAGAGTACAATTTCATAATAACTATGATTACTGGAAAGTAAATAATAAAATTCTTGCATCTGAATATGAATTATATATTTCTGGTCCTTCTGGTGGTACTGGTTCTGCTGGACTTACTGGTAATACTGGATGTTATTTAATTAAAGATACTGATTTTTCTACATTTGATAGTGGATACCAATATTATTATTATAACAATCATAATCAAACAATTCCTACTAATTTATTTACTACTATTGTTGATTATATAATTTTAAATATTAATAATACTATTTTTAATAGTAATGGTACAAAATTAACTAAATATAATTTCTTAAATTTCCAATATGTATATACTGGTTATAATGTTCAATTAACATTACGTAATGTATATTTTGATATTCCAATTAATACATATGATATTGAAATTAATACTGGTACTAAAACAATTAATGCTACTTTTACTGGTGTTACTGGTAGTACTGGTACAAATTTTAATTTACAATACAATGGTATGCCATTTGGTTATCAATATGAATTTTCTAATGATACTGTTAGATATCAACAATTACTATATCAAACACCAACACCAATAGATTCTAATGATATTGGTATATTAGAAAATATGTTTACAATATTCAAAGATGTACAAAATATTACAACTGATATGGGTATATTAACATCTTATAATGGTGGTCCTGTTAGTTACACTGGTTCGACTGGTACAAATAAATCATATTATAATTTTATTAATTTTCAAACATTTATTGAATCATTTATTTATTATGATTATGTTCCTGTAAATCCTCAATCAGCTGTAGTTACTGCAAATATTTCACCTATTTATGCACAATTGAATGTATCTACTACATTTACTTTTATTCTTTCTAATTGGTCTGAATTTTATGGTCAATATTTCTATGTATATGATTGCGGTGCTAATTCAGGATATATTCCTGTTCAAGCAGATGCTGTTAATAATGGTTCTAATTCTGGACAATTACAAATTGTTAATGGTGTATATAAAGGAACATTAAATATAACTTTTACTATAGGTGGTCCTCATTACATAGCTATTACAAATCAACAAATAGTAGACGGTTCTACTCCATTTGGTTCTAGTCAAGTAGCAATTGTTGCTGCAACTCCTATTTTTGTTTCTTACATTAATCAAGGATCTACTGATGCTAATTATTCAATTGTAACAGTTCCTACTACATTTAATATTACATTAACTGGTTGGCAATTATATTATCCATTTACACAATTATATTTATATTTCACATTTGATGCTGCTAATTTCTTTAATGCTGAATATGATGGTATTACTTTTAGTCCTATTGGTAATGGTCCATTTCCCATTCAATATAATTCAACTAATAATACATATTATATTACTGCAACTTTAATATTTAATCCATGGTGGTATACTACAAGTTCTAATAGTTATGACCGTATATATATTTATGTATCTGATGTATCTAGTAGTAGCAGTAGTTTTAGTAATGCTCAAATATTTTTTCCAGTTAACAATGTAACTGCAGGTTCTATTAATTTAATTGACAATACACCTGAAATTTCTATTCATAATGATGTATTTTCATCATCAAAACTTGGTAATTTATATGATATAGATGGTAACGTAAATCCATCTGCCTATGTATATTTAGATGAACAATTTACAGTTCAATTACCAAACTGGCAACCATATTATCAAATTAATCAATTATATGTATATTTTGGCACTGGTCCCAGTGGTGCATATTTAGAAAATGACCAACAAAATTTATATACACCATTAGCAGGTAGTCCATTTGCATTAACTGGTATATCTGGTCCTACAGGTCCTTATGAAATGACTATTAATACAAATTTTAATAATTTAAATAATTACTATTTATACTTAACATATAATCCAATTTGTGGTCCAACTGGCTATACTGGATATACTGGTTTTACTGGTACTACTGGTCCAAGTGGTGCTACTGGTTTAACTGGATATACTGGTTTAACTGGAACAGAAGGAATTAATGGATATAATTATAATAAAGGTACCTTAGTATTTGCACAAAATACAAATCCAAATACAGGAAATCCTAATATTTTACCAATGAATTCAACTATAGCTACTAATTTAATAGGTGGTCAATGGACTACTATTTCAAGTAATTTTGGATATGGATTAGACCAAAATAGTTATTTTGGAACACAAAATGGTCAAGTTGGTACTGCTACTTATATTAATGGTGGATATGTAAATGGTGTATTTGAAACTATATTGACTATTGATGGTTTTAATAATTATACTGGTGATTATGTATCATTACAATTAATATGTAATGGATTAACATATACAATTACAAATACAATAGTTGATAGTTCAATTAATGGATTACTTACAATAGATAATGGTACATCAACTGTTTATTCAGTATCTACACCTGCATATAATCCTGGAATTAATTGGGTATATGTTCGCATTGTTAGAACAATTGACAAAGGATTTTTATTTTATTGGTCAAATCAACCTTTAACAAGTGCATCAGTTCCTGTATATATTAGTCCTATTGGTGAATGTACTGATTCTTTAGTATTTAATACCAATCCAACTTATGGTAATTCTCCAATTCATGTTGGTTTTTATACATTTAATGCATATATTTTAACAGAATCTCAACAATATGGATTATCACCAGTTAATTTTGTATTAAATGATCCGACACCTAATATAATTGATGTAATACAAGCTACTGGTTTAACTGGTACATCTAATACTTATGTAGGACTTGTTGGTCAATCTACTGAAATACAAATAAATTTACCCAATTGGCAAACATATTATTCTGATATTGGAATTAATCAATTATATATGTATACTACTGGTAATGGTTCTACTGGAACATGGTCAAGTTATTTCCCAATTAATGGTGTAGAAGCACCTGTTCCTATTACAACTCCAGATAATATAAATTATTATGCAACATTTAATGCAACATTTGATTCAAGTTATATTGGTATACCACAATACATGTATTTAACATATAATCCTATTTATGGTGCAGGTGTTACAGGTGCTGCTATTCCATATAATCAAGGTACATTAAGTTTAGAAGTAAGCTTACCTGATTATTCTGCTCCTGGTTATTTGGATATAGTGAATCCATTAGTAGCTGGATTTACTGGTCCTGCTGGTCCTACTGGTACATTAAACTTAGAAACATATGTAAATAATACAATTAATATGTATCTTCAAAATTATTCACCCAATTATGCTATAAACGGTTCTACATTATACATTAATTTTTCTGATGACACTAATATTTATTATACAGACCCAACTACGTTTACAACAGGACCAAGTGGAACTGCAAATATATCATATGGTCCATTTTTATACACCTATGGAAGCAATCCTACATTATATTTAGGTATGTATAATCCAAGTACAAATGGTCCCGGTCCAAATATATATATATCTAATAATCCAACATATGGTTCTGGTTCACTAAATGCAAATGTTGGTTATTTAACTGATGTAATTGGTCCAATTAATTCAACTATATTTCCTACTGTATACAGTCAAAGTGGTGGTGTTGTTACATTTGATATTAGTTTGGTTAACTGGGATTGGACATATATTTCATCTGGTAATATTGTAGTCAATCAAGTATTCATATTCTTATCTGGTAATACATATAGTAATACACTTACATTAGGACCTTATACAATTCCATCACTTTCAGGTGGAACTGTTGGTGCTGATTTATTATTTACTATTAATCCTGGTGATTTATCCAGTTTAATAAATGATACATATACTGTTTACATTACAGATTCACCACCACCATTACCAACACCAGGAAGACCACCTTCTACAGGATATCTATGCCAAGCATTAAATAATACACTTGTAATTACTTCTTAATTAATTTAATTTTTAATATAAATAAATTATTCTAATATTAATTCAATGACAACTAATATTACGAATAATGCTGGGTATTTAATAAAACTACTCAGCCCTAATCAAATTAATACGTTCAATGATTTCCTGCTAGAATTTAATATATATGCAAATAGTTTTAATAATAATGATATATTAACAGTAACTTTACATTCAGATAATTATGTAACTGGTCGCTCGTATGTTGTTACTGATAATTTAAAATATGATAGTAATCAAATTAATTATAAATTATCATCTAATAATCAAATATTTACTAATTTATCTACACGTGTTGATGGTGAATATTATTTAATTATTTCTTCTGTTGATAAAATATATACATCAGATCCAAATAAATATGTTTATATTACTAGCAATCAAGATAATAATGTAATATTTAATATTAATAAAGATAGTTTATCATATAATGTTACCAAAAATACAAATTTACTATTAAATTTTACTGCTTCGGGATTCTATCTTGGTTCTACTTTTAATATAAAAATTGGTGATATATATCAATCTCCACAAATTCCTGTTACTAAAAGTAGTTCTTATGAATTAATATTAACTATTCCAAATAATGCTATTAATAAAAATTATAATGCTGTTCTCACTCATGATTCTGGTCATATAATGGATATTGTATCAGATATTAAAGTAAATACTTTCACTCCAAATACAAATATTTTACCTTGTACTGGTTTCAATAGTATACCGTTTAATCAAAATCCTTCTACTATTTCATTAATAAATACTAGTAAAACAATACCTTTACCACCTGAAGTTATTGGATTAAATTTAAATATTATTCATAATAATACATCTTATAATGGTAATATTAATGTAAAAAATTTTAATAAAAATTCATTAATTGTTAATTCTGATAGTAATAATACTAAATTTAATATAAATAATCATCGAATTTTTGATAATCAATTATTGTATAATGCTTTTACTAATCAAGAAATTACTCAAGTAAATCAACCTAATCAAATTAGTATTACCTATATATATCATGATAGTTATTTGATTAATTTAAACAATGTTAAAACATATCATATTAAAAATGATAAAGTAATTATTGATAAACAATTAGATGTGTATACTGGAAATAATAGTGATGGATTAAATTTAAAATTATATGGTACTTTTCCAATTGTAAATAATTCAAATGAAAAATACTTATCATTAAATACAAACACTTTTAATTTAACAGGTGAATTACATTTTTATGTAAAAAATTCACAAGAAATTCTTAACTATATGGGTTTAATTAATCTAGCTGATAAACTTGATAATTCACCCATCGATAATAATGTATTAACAAATATTAAAAATACAGAATATTTAATTAAAATATTAAGCCCTAATCTTATTGTTACTTCAGATGATAATTTTATAATAAATTTTAATATATATGAAAATGCTTTTGATAACAATGATTTATTAACAGTAGCTTTACATACTGATAAATTTACTACTACCAGAACATTTATTGTTGCAGAGAATGTAATTTATGATAAAAATCAATTAACATATTCTTTATCCAATAAAACAAGTATATTTAATATCTTATCTACTGGTATTGATAATGGTTATTATTTAATGATTAAATCTACAAATAATATACTTACATCTGATCCGACTAAGTATATTTATATTTGCAATAATCAAAATAATCAAGAATTAGTATTTAAAATTAATCAAAATAATTTATCATATAATACAACACAAAATTCTGAATTACTAATAAAATATTTTGTCAATGGATTACGTAAAAATTCAATATTTAGTCTTAGCATTAATGGATTATGCCAGTATGAATCAATTCAATATACTAAACCTGGATTATATTATCAAACAATTGAAATACCAGAATATGCTGAAAATAAAAATTACAATATTCAATTAAATCATGAAAATGGATTCATAATGGATCTTGTATCTGAAATTAAAGTAAATACTTGTAAATTATCTAATAATATTATTCCAAATTACGGATATAACGGACATTCATTTAATCAAGATAATTGTAATAATACTTATAAAAATACAATTCAAAATTTATCATTACCATTGCATATCAATAGTGTAGAATTAAGTATTATTCATGATAATATATTATATAGTGGTAATTTAAAAGTTAAAAGTGGTAGTGTAGTTTCATTTGAAACTGGAGAAAATACATTATTATCTGTTAATAATCTTAATATTTTTAGTAATAGATTATTGTTTAATGCACTAGGTAATATGTCTATTGTTAAAAATGTTAATAAATCAAATGAAATTAATATTGTATATAATGCAAATGATAGTTATATTATAAATTTAAAAGATATTAATTTGTATCATGTTAATAACAATAATATATTAATTGATAAATATTTGCATGTTTATACATCATATAATTCAGATGGAATGAATTTAGAATTTTATAAGACACTTGCTGTTCAAGAAGATAAAAATGGTAAATATTTAATATTAGGAACAAATAAATTTAATTTTTCCGGTGAATTACATTTCTATATTAAAAATTCATTATTATCTACTAATGCATATTATATTGGTTCTATTAATATTACTGATATTTTACCGGATTGTGTATATGATGATAATTCAAATAATCTTATAATTAATAATCATCACAAATTTTCTATTAATAATTATACAATTCATGTTGTTGATTCTGATAGAACTAATCCAAAATATACAAGTATTGTTTCACATAATAATGGTATAATTAATTTAAATTATTTAACTAATTTTGATGTAAATAATAAATATATTAAAATACATGGTGTTAATAATAATATTGCTGTAAATAAGATTATTAAAACACCAATTAAATCTAGTTATGAATCATTTGCTAATATTAAACCAACAATAAATAAACAAGTTCCATCTATTCCTTTACCAGTTAAATCAAGTTTAACTATAAATCATAATTTAAGTAAATTAACAACACCATCTAATAAATCTATAAAATATCTTGATGTTGTTCCTACATCTAGTAAATCATTAGTATCTTCTTTTTTAAATTATAGAGATAATAAAAAATCTAATTTTTCATTGAGCTTAGATAGTTCTGGTCCTACTGGTCCAGCAAGTCCTGCTAAATTAGCAAAATTAAGTAATTTTTCTATACCTTCTTACAATTATTCAGGAACTGGTACTATTAAAACTGGATTCCAAACTTTTTTAGTATCGAATACCTTTGGTACTTTTCCAACTTTAACTGCAAATACTCCTATTCAAATTATATATGATCAGTATAATTACATGATTGGATTAGTAACGTATATAGATGCTATTAGTATAATTGTAGATGTAGTTAGTATTGTAGGTTCTGGTATTTATACAAGTTGGATTTTTTCTATTTATGGTAATTTATTACAGCAATATACTATGGCACCAGGAAATTTACAAATTAATACTGCTAATGGTACATTTGATAGTATTCAAGGAGCGTTACCTACATTAACCGTAGGAAATACTATTATAATTTATTCATACAATGCTAACTATATGATTGGTACAGTTACTTCTATAACAAATCCACTTACAATACCAATTTATAATATTAATGTCACATATGTATCTGGTAATGGAACTTATAGTAATTGGGTGGTAAGTATTGCAGGTAATTTAATTCAAACGTTTGATATTATAAATAATGGATTATTAGTTATATATGATTCTGGTGCTACTCAATCTATTGGAAATCTTCCTACATTAGCGGTAGGTAATACAGTAAAAATTGAATCTGTTTTAAATAATACATTTGATTACATGTATGGAACAGTTGATTCTATTAGTGATATTATTACTACTCAGTATAATATTATCATATCATCTGGTGTGATAGCTGGTACATATTATAATTGGAATGTAAGTTTGTATCCTGGACCAACTGGTTCTACTGGTTCTACTGGTTCCACTGGCTCAACTGGCTCAACAGGTTCTAGTTATATTGGTGTATATACTACATTTGATGTAACTAAAAAAACTACACCATCGTATTTCTTACAATCATATGGATTATACAATTATAATAATATGCCAACATTTGGTTCACAATATAATAACTATGATGGATATTTAATATTACAACCTGATCCTTTGTCAAATGGTGTTTCTCAAAATGCAAATACATTAAATTTATTTATTTCTGATATTTTGGGACAACTCGCTAACAAAAATATAAATGTATTAAATGTTCCCACCCAATTTCAATATACATTTTTAGGTCAAAATTTCGTCGCAGCAACACACACGTTTGAATATTATAATAATACAATATTAAATAATAAAGAAATTAATGTTCAAGCATCATTGTGTTTAGATACTGTTAGAGACAATCAATTAATTACGAATACAACAACTATTCAAAATAACTTTTTACAATCTTATAATAATGAAGTTAGAAATTATACAGGACAAAATGCAGTGAATAATGAAATTGCAGTTGTAAGTACTTTGATTAAAAATCCTGCAAGATATGCATGGATTGAAGATATGGGACGTTATATTACACAATATGTTGAATTATATATTAATACTACTTCTATCGAAAAATTAACGGCTGATTTTATAAATGTAATGGCACAATCATTTACACCTGTTGGTCAAATAAAAGGAACATATATAATGACTGGTAATGTACCTCAATTAACTGCTTTTAATAATAATGTAAAACCACCATATACATTAAATAATGTATTACCATTTTATTTTAATAGATATAAAAATGCTGGATTAAGTATTCCATTAATTGCATTATTACATTCTGATGTAAAATTAGTCATTCAAATGGAGAAATTAGAAAATTTAGTTATTATGGACCCATTAACTGCTATTGCTGTCAGTGGTAAACCCAAATTGAGTTTAGCATTAAAATATATTTATTTAGATAAAAAGGAAAGAGATATTTTTGCTAAAAGTAAACATGAATATTTAATCGAACAAGAAAATTATCGTTCATATTACAATAATACTTCACATTTCTCAACTAAGATTAATTTAGCAAATCCAGTTAAAGATATATATTGGTATGCACAACCATTAATTAATATTCAAAATAAACAATATTTTAACTATACAGAATCTAAATTTTACAAAGTATTATCTAACTATGATAGATATGATGAAGTAAATCCAGTTACTACATTATCTAGAACATATTGGAAAACACTATACGCTGCAAATCCAAGTTTAGCTTATATACCTGCTGTTGCTAATGGTTTAGTAACTACTTATCCATACCCAAGTAAATCACCTATTAATAATACTGAATTAAGATTAAATGGACAACAAAGATTTAACTTAACGAGAGACCAAACAACTGGTATGAATTATTATTTATATCCAAATATTCCTGTATCTGGTATTCATGTCTATAGTTTCTGTAGACATCCAGATGAATACCAACCTTCTGGTTCTTGTAATTTTTCTATTTTAGGAGATGCATATTTTACTGTAGAAACAGATCCTATACCATATAACCTTAACATAATTGCTAGAAGTTATAATTTATTAAGAATTATGGGAGGACAGGCAGGTTTGGCATTTGAAATTTAATTTATTTTTAAAGATAAAGAAAAATAAATTAATTAATATTATGGTAAACGGTCAAGTTCAATTAGTGGCCTATGGCGAACAAGATATATATTTAACTAGCAAACCAGAAATTACTTTTTTTCATGCTACTTATCAAAGGTATTCTAATTTTTCTTATGAATCTATCCCGCAGTATTTTAATTTAACTCCAAATTTTGGTAATAAAGTTTCTGTTGTTTTATCAAAAAACGGTGATATGATGGGGAAGATATATTTATATGTAGAGCTGCCGGCAATACCGGCGACGTTTAATGGTGTTAGTGTATTGAGTGCTTGGAATAAAAAAATTGGTTTTGCTTTAATAAATTATATTGAATTTGAAATAGGGGGTAGAGTTATTGATAGACAATATGGTGATTGGATGAATATTTGGTTTGAATTAACTAGAATTAATTATATTGAACATATTATTGGTAATAGACCAGAAATATTTACATTAACTGCTGGTAAACCTGCATATATATTATGGATTCCATTATTATTTGGATTTTGTAGACAAATGTTACCATTACCATTAATATCTATGTATCATTCTGATGTTAAAATTAATGTACAATTTAATCCATTAAATGAATGTTTAATTTACGGTCCAACAAATAGTATTACTGTATCAAGTAATGTAGTCAACTATCAATTTGGTGAAATTATTCAACAAACACAAGGTAATAATATTGTATATAATAAATTTATTTCATTTAATGCTGTAACACAAACACTAAATTATATTAGAATTAATAATAGTGCAAGTTTTTTAACTACATCTGGAACAAATGGTCCGATTATTGGTGTAGATACAAATTACTCTACAAATGTTGTTGGTACTGAAACTGCATATATTAGTAAATCAACTACATTAAGTTTCTTGAATAATCTTACATTAAATTCTAGTTATTTATATGTTGATTATTTCTTCCTTGGTGATCAAGAAAAATTAAAATTTTCTAGAGCTTCATTAGAAATATTGTTTGAATATTGCCAATATGATACTGAAAGAGTATTGTATAATTCTGCTAATCAAATTAAATTAGGATTTATTCATCCAACCAAAGAATTATTTTTTAGAGTACAACCACAATATCTTGTAACTGGTGGCTTACGTGATGTATTTAATTACACTGATGGTGTATTAACCACTAGTAAAACATTAATTCAACAAGCAGCATTATTATTAAATGGTAAAGATAGAGTTAGTATGAGACCATCTAATTATTTTGAATTATTAGAAGTATTTCGTGGTCATTCTAATTCTCCTCAACCAGGTATATTAGTGTTTTCATTTGCTTTTGCTCCTGAAGATTATCAACCATCTGGTGCTTGTAATTTTAGCAGAATTGATGATATAGTTCTACAATTAATATTAAGTAGAAGTGTATCTTACACAAATCCTGCATTAGTTAGAGTATATTCTAATTCATATAACGTGCTTAAGATTGAAAATGGTAGAGCACGAGTTGTTTTCGATAATTAATTATTCATCCATTTGTTTTAAAATCTTTTTAAATGTATCAGTTGTAAAATATTCACGTTCTTGGAACGGTGTAAATTTTTTCATTGGTTGAGAGTTAGCACCACCAGATTGTGTTTTTGTGTTTAAAAGATTATCCAATTCCATTTTAATATTTGGATTTTCTTTAACTTCTGCAATATTTTCTGTTAATATTAAGTATTTTTCAATATCTTTTACTAAGTTAATAATATTATTATTTATTACACCATATTTATCAATTAAAATATTATTGTCTTTTAATGTTTCTTTAATATGTTCAACAGTAACTGGTTTTTGAATATTTTGTGGAAATTGGTCATTTATCTTCTTATAATTATTAAATATTGTATATAAATCTACTAATTTCTTTTCAATATCTTGTAATGTTTCAAGGTCTTTTTTCATTTTATCAAATTCTGGTTTATCTAAATCTTGGTCATGTGCTTTTAAATAATCTGTCATCATTCTTAAAAATTTAGTATATTGTCTTGATGTAAAACATGATTCTATTAATTGTGATTGGTCTGGTTTTGATTTTAATAAAACATATTCAGTTTGACCACCGCTTTGAATATTTAATAATACTTTGAATAAATCTATTAATTTAATTGCTTCTTCTCTTGTAGGATATTTAATATATTGTATTGGTTCATATCCTTGTTGAGGTGGTGGTAATGGTTCATTTGCATTTACAATAATATATTTGGAAACATCAATCTTTTTATTTTGTAATTTACTATATCTATTTTCAAAATATGATTGTAATTTATCTGTAAAATTTAATGGTTTTGCATTACCAATTTTAGTAATGACTCTTATTTCTGGGAATACATTATTATCTCTATCTCTATTTTTAAAGTTTAATACACTAGCATATTCATTTGTAAATTTTATTACATCATCTAAGTTATCAAATTGTTGAATTTTTTCTAATTTAAATATTGCAATTCCAAAATCATTATCTACTATTACTTTCTTTGCAATATTTAAAGTTAATAATGTATCTACCCATTGATTTGCTCTTTGAATTATTTGTTTTGTTCTTTGTTTTTTAATATCCGAAGTAATTGCTGGATCTTTAATTCCAGTTTCATAATCATCAATTTCTTTTTTTATTTTATCTACTTCTGGTGATGATGCACCACCTTTTTGTTTCTTTTGTTTTCTAAGATATTCAGATAATCGTCTAATCTTGTCATTAATTTCTTCTTCAACAATTTTATCTTTTTGTTTACTTTTTCCACCCATTTGTGATGGTTTAGATACGTTAATCATATATTTATTTAATAGTTCAAATGTAATATTATTTTGATTTCTCATTTTTAAATTATACATTAATTTTTTAATATTATTAACTTTAATATTGAATTCATCTATTTGTTCACTTGATATATTTTTATCTCTTTTGACAATATCATAAAAATTATATCTGAATTCTTGAGGTATACTATTTATTGCATCTGAACTAATAACATCAAAAATAGATTCATATTTTTTCTCAATAAAGTCATAATATTTTAAAGCAGCTTCAATTAAAATAAGTTCATCCATATTTAATACTTTGGGTATTGATTCATTATTAATTGTTTCTATATCATTATTATAATAATATGTCATTATTTCTGATTGTTGATCAGATACATTTAATAATTTTGTTATTTTATCAATAGATATATTTATACCAATTAGACTTGAACCGCCGAATAATACATGAGGCGATTCATGAATATTATGATA